ACCGTCAGAGAGCTTTTCGACGGTATCCCGTTCACCGAGTCGGACCTCTATCGACCTTACCTACCAAGCCCTAACGCTAACTACAGCTATACAAAGAAGCGGACTGGGACATTTGGAGCGATGTTGGAGGGCGATCTTCCCTGGCCAGACGAGCTGGACGAGGGTCGCCAGGACCTGAATAAGGCAACATTAATCCGAAAGGTGAGGAAGATGCACTATCAGGACTACAACGCATTCTGCGATCAATTTCCGTTGGAACTCAGGGACAGAAACATGGAAACTCTGGGCCTAAGTTACGACGAAGAGTCTATCAGGGACACTTGGGGACAATCTAGATTCAAGGTGAGTACACAACTGGAAGAAGTCTATCGGTTACACTACGAGCGCGTTCGGGCGTTCGCCATGACTGAAGAACCGCGGGTCGTACCTGTTCCTTTAGCGGAGGCACTAAAGGTCAGGGTGATCTCGAAGGGACCACCTGCAACCTACTTTTGTTTGAAACCCGTGCAAAGATTTATGTGGAAACACATGAAGAAGCACCCTACATTCGAACTAATTGGGAAGCAAGTGAGTTCTGACATGGTTGAGACTGTTCTAGGCAAATCACCGCCACCTGGGATGAAGTGGCTATCCGGTGACTACAAAGCTGCAACGGACAACTTACGCAAGGAGTTAACACGAATTGCGTGGCATACGTTCTGCGACTGCGTGGGCATTGAGGGATGGCTTCGTGAACTGGGCGTTCGGGCTCTTACTGACCACATTCTTGAGCTTTGGAAGAAGAAGAAGCTTTTGAAGGAGGCCAAGCAGGAGGCTGGACAACTCATGGGATCGATCATTTCATTCCCTATTCTGTGCATTGTGAACGCGGCAGTGTGCAGATGGGTCATGGAGCTGGATGGTCAAGCTACCACACCCTGGGGATTACCTCTGGCCGTCAAGGTCAGGACGGATAATCACCCCGGGTGGAAGTGGCAACGACATGCTGCTCTACTGGTCAATGGTGACGACTGCGCGTTCCCGGTCAGCGAACGGGGACGTTGGATCTGGAAAGAACTTGCAAGAATGGCGGGACTCCAGGAAAGTGTGGGCAAGACCTACTTCTCCGACATCTTTGTCAATATCAATAGTACCAACTTTGTGAGACTAGAGGGAGGGGAGGATGGGATTGACGGAAGACTACACATGACAGGCTACATTAACACAGGCCTGATCCTGGGCATGGAGCGCTCGATGTCTAAGAGCGCCCCTGACGAGGATAACTTCGCCTATGGACTTGATTTCGACCTTTCTGAGCGGGCGTGGGAACTGATCCGACTGGCCGGGGGGTGCGCCGAAAGGGGCGCCCTCATGGGCTGGTTCCGACGGGCCAATGCCAAGGCCCTCGACGCCTACACCAACATGCGCATTCCGTGGTTCGTGCCCCGACGGTACGGGGGGCTCGGGCTGCCGGAATGGGGTGACATGGGGATGTCTGTCCTCGACCGAAAGGTCGTGTGGCACATCACACATGAGACCACCGGCTTTCCAGAAGCCGTCGCCCTGCGTGCACAAGGAAAGGAAGAAACGTTGAGACAGATTGCGGTGGGATTACTTCGTAAGCTTGGACTGGACATGACGGTCAGTCGTCGGCGCATCAGCGCTGGCGAATCCAACGTCGAGAGCCTAGCCTGCTGGGTCTACTACTGTAACCCGGAGACCGTGCGCAAGCGCATGGGACTCCAGGGTGACATAGTGGACGTGGAAGACTTGGTTGTCCGGTCTACACTTACGACCGACCAGAGGGTAAAGGACGTGTGCGCCTTCTGGAAGAAAGCGGTCAACTCGAAGCTGTTAGGCCCAGAGTTCCGTGGTCCCTTACTGATGGTGAGTGCGGGGTCCGATGTCGCCCTTGAGGGCGATGATGTACCGCTCATCCGGTCCAGCGCAGGCCTGAAGGAGGCCGAGGAAGCCCGGTGGGAGGCGGTGATTAACGAGGTGTTCTACAGTGGGCTGCAAGCAGCCCTATAGTGCAAGCACTAGACGTATTACGTCAACTGTGGACCCTCGAAGTGTCGCCGTCCCGGAC